CCATTTCTTCAATCCATGCTTCACAAATTGATTGTAACTAGAGTCTTTTGCGGTTTTAATTTCTAAAATAGCGCGAGATTCATCGGGAAGGACAATGACTCCATCAACATGGCCTTGAAATTCTTGGACTTCTGAGTCTTGAAAAAACTTTCCTTGAGATACAATGAATATGCCTGACTTTTTTAAATATTCAAGAATCATTGATTCAAGTTCTTTTCCTATTTGAAAGGTGACTTGTGAACGAGGATTAATTGGTTCTTCCTCTGCACCTTGATAACTGTACCATATACTTCTAACGCAGGGCCTTCCAATAGATGAGGCACCAATATAATGTCTTGGTTCCTCATCGCTGTTTTTTGCTATATAATTAAGTATTGTATTGACTAGCTCCATGTCTTAATCCTCTAGAATGGAATTCCTTCATCGGAATCAATATCTGGAATGCCCGTTTGCATGACCCCAGCAGAAAATGACTGCTGTTTGCTTGGTTTTTGCTGCAGTTTGATGCCAGTTTCGGTAACAAATCTATCATTTACTGGCCATACCTCTGATACAAAATTTCCTTCCATTATTTTTCCATCTGCTTTTTCAATTTGCCATTCACGAACTTTTATACCAACTGTTTTGCCAATCATTGGTAACAATTCTGCTGATGTAAGCTCGTTACTATGAGATGGCCTATAACCACATAAATCCATAATAAGCTTAAGCATATTAAGTGCTCGGCCAATTTGCTTTGGCTCACCAAGAAAGCATTTGATTTTTTGCGTGACCTCACGGCCTTTGAAATCACCAGCCATCAATTTATATGTAAACTCATAATACTTTTCTGGCGCTTGTGAAAAGCTGTTTACCTTATTTACAAGATTAATTACCTTGATTTGCGCAGGTGCGCTGGTGTTGTTAGGAATAATCGTCATATCTGGAATGAACGCATCTTCTGGACGGCCTGTAATCTCTTCTCCTGCTGCATGCCACATTATTGCATCTCCTGTAATCTTAATTTTTTATGGGCTTCAATGATTGCATCACTAATTCTAGGGGCTAGATCATTAAAGGCTTCTTCTTGAAATTCTTCTTTAACGCAAACATCAATATATTCATGTATCACACGAGAGGAATAGCTTGACAAAATAGACAGTAAAATTTGAAGGCCATGATTTGAAAGCCACTCCGTACTAAAATTTTCTGCCATTTCTTTTTTAGTTTTTTTATGAAGTCTGTCGCAAATACTATTAATTTTTTTTACTAGTTTTGTTATTTCTTCTTCAGCCATCATTGTACAGATCCTTATTCTTGCGCATAATTTTTCATGGCCTCTATTACCGTTTTTAAATCATTGTCAATAAATAATTCATCAAACATCCCAAGCGGGCTTTTAGCAATACATTGACCATTATATTGGGTTAAAAACTTAAACTCACCCTCTTGAACCAAGCTGTGCAATATGCATGTAAACATGCCTTCAAGTGTTACCTTGTCTTCAAGCATTTTTCCGATGGTTTTAAATTTCATAACACCATTTTGGTCAGAATCACTATGAGTCAATACAAAGCAAAATAAGTCATCCCTAGTTAATGTTAATGATGTAATAATAGACCAAGCGTGCAAAGCTAAGTCATTAAATTTATCGAAGCCCTTTTCTCCAACACGTCGCATAAATTCATTACACATTACATATTGGAAGTCATCTAATACCAGAATTTTGATTTCAGGCCGATAAAGATTAACGTGCTTAATAACACTTAAGATCTTCGCATAATCGTCAGTAGCATAGTAATTCCCGCCGTTATCAGCATTAGGCTCGTCATCAGTAGGGGTTAATTTAATAAGCTTGTAATTGGCTTTATAGCCTTTAAACGGCAATGGTTTATTCAATACATTAATTATAAATGTTTCTTCTGGATCTAGATTTCTCATTGAAGTAGATTTACCACTTCCTGATAACCCTAGTATCAATGTAGTATTTGACATTATTTAGCCGCCGTTATGGTTATGTTTAACTTCTTGTCGGATGTGGTAATAAGCTCATCCATAATTTCTTGCTCCATAGATGATCCAATTTGATAGCATAGTTCAATTATCTTTTTATCAAGATAGTACGCTTCTTTGATTTGAACGGGGTTTAAGTGACTCGGCAACATATCTCCAAATTCTAAATACTTTTTCTTATCTAGAGAATAATTCACTCCGGTAGTGATTGTCACGGCATGAATGCCAACATTATATTTTCGTTGACCTTTTATTGTATGGTTTAAAAGCCTAACTATCTTTTTCTCTGATTCTTGTTTTTGCACCAATAATTCAGCTATTTGATAGTTAGTAAAATCTAAATGTTTGATTTCTTCATGTAGTTCTTGTTCTGTTGTATCAATTTCAGGAAAATCGCTCATATACTCTACCATTTTGTGTTGGTTAACGCGCCGGTATTGGCGTAAGAGCAGTATCATACAATTATATTGTAATGTCAACCATTATGACATAATATAGTTTGAGGAGGTAATTCATGACAATAGAAGAAATAGAGAAGTATTACGGTAACTCCTATCAATTTGAAAAAAAGACTGGTATGTCATCTGGTAATTTTCCTGGTTGGAAAAAGTTAGGATATATTCCGATATTTAGTCAGATGAAAATAGAACGATTAACTAATGGGGCTTTAAAGGCTAGTTTAGATCATTGTCCAAAGAGGTAGTATGTCGGAAGATGAGGTTTACAAGTTAAGGATGGAGCTTGCGGAACTAAAGGCATTTAAAAGGAATTATGAAGCAAATTCGATGAACAGAGCATTTATACGGTTAGAGCAGGTATTAGATGCGCCACATAAACTTAAAGCTGATACAGTAATGTCAATTACTGCATTTAGGATATTGGCTGAATGTGTCTTGGAGCTAAAGAGAGCAGTAATTGATGGAAAAAAAGTTGAGGAAGGAAATTAAAAAGTTGATAAATGGGATTACCTGGAGAATTAGGCTTATTAAACTTAAAGCAAAAGTAGGTGCAATTGGCACTATGTTATTGGGTATTTTATTAATGCTTTATGCTGCGACGCCATTATTTTTATGGTTATTTTTTGTATGGATGGTTGTACATTTTAGTAATTGGTGGTGATTATGTGGGCCATAATAGGATTATGTTGTTGCGTGTGTTGCGGATGTGCGGGTAATAACGAAATTAGAAATGATTCTGATTGTCCTGGATATACTTGTGTTGCGATATGGGGTGTGTAATGGAAAGATGGTGGTTTCATGTTAAAGATTTAACAGGCGCTGAGGAATGGGTACCTATCCATGAGCTTTCATTAAGTAGATATTATGTTGGTGAGACAATTATGAAGCATGATTTTAAAACGAAACGTGAGGCTCTTGAAGCAATGTCCAAGCGCCTAAAAGAATTAATGGATGAGGATAATGATGAGTGAAGATGAATTAGATAAATTATTATTTTATGCTTTCATACATGCTATCAATCGCATGATTTATGTTGCAGACGATGTATGTGATTTATTGCTTAAACATAAAGATAAACTTTTTGACACAACCAAAGAGCTTATTATAAAAAATGTTAAGATTGCATTAAATCGTGATGTAGCTGGCATGGAATGGGATAGGGAGCAATGGGAAGCTTTTATTTTTAAATTAGAACAATGAAGTAAGAAATATAATTTGTAATGCCTTGATCATTTTGATCAATTAGCACAAGATACGACAGGGCCAGTTCTGGTAAACCGACCCGTCGTTGCGCGTAGCGCTTTGATAATTTCAACCAGAGTGAGTGGTCAAAATATGATTATATATTACCCAATCAAAACTAAAAAGCAAGCATCTTTACACTATTTTTTGTGCGTAATTTGTACGCCCAATTATTTAATGGTGGGATTTTTTGCGTCTGGAGGAAAGTGAATGAAAAATTATAATTTTAAAATAACATTTGAGAATGATGATTTAGATATTATAGAGGCACAAGATTTTTTAGCTCAAGTAGAAAATTATATCAGTCATCTGTGTAATGATAAAAGATATGATATTGCATTAACTATTGCAGAAAGAAAATAAAAAAAGGGCTTATCCAGCCCCATCCCTCTTGTTACTAGCAAGGAGGGTTACTTAACCGTGTAAAGCATTAACGTCTGGACCATAACTAACAATTAATAACCATCCATTAACAAAAGGATATTATCAAATGGACACAAAAAACACAAGAAAACTTCATAACCCAAAATCACATTCTCCTGCTGTTTATATTCCATGCTGGTTAATTCAGATTCCAAACAAATTATTATCCCATGGCGCTAAATTAGTATATGGCCGTCTATCCCAATGGGCTACTGAACATGGCCACGTATTTAGATCTGTTCCTCAATTATCTAAAGAACTTGGAATGTGCGAAAGTTCAGTCGAGAAATATCAAAAAGAATTAAAAGATTGCGAACTTATCGGTACTTATCATCCCCAGGCAGGTGGAGTAAATCACTTTGAATTTTACGATCATCCTTGGATGCATGAACCTTTAACTAAAGAGCTTGTATATAAGTCCGAAGAGCCACATGAAGACCCCCCGTATAAACATACGGCACCCCCCGTACAATCATACGGTACCCCCCCGTATAAACATACGGACATAAATAACACTAAAGTAAAAGAAGTTAAAAACACTAGTGTTAGTGTGGATAACTCTTGTGTTAACCCCAACCCCCTAAACCCAATCCTTGATGCAACTACAGAAAATCTGTTGCTAGAAATATTCCATGTTCTTAATGACCCAAGAAGCGATGAAGAATTTCTTTCTCAAGCTGCATTTCATATTGAAAATGGTGATAAGGCTTATAACTATAAGCAAAGAGTTAACGGATTAATTGTTTTATTGAAACGTGGGAAATTTAAAACACCACAAGGTTACATATCTAAAATAGCGCCAAAGAAAACACAGCACTCGAATATTTTTCATGTCGCAGATATGGATGTGATATCAAAAGCGAGGGGATTGGCGTTTGAAGCATTGGTTAAAGCTAAAAAGAAAAAATGAAAACAGTATCGAAGACGGGAGTTAAATCTCTGGCACAAGTGAGAGAAGGACTTTTTACTGGTAACTGGGGTTCAAAATCTATTGATATAGATGACTGGCTCATTCGTGCGTGCTGGGGAACCAAGGCAACGCCCGCGGAAGTTTTAGAAAAGCTCATGGCGCCAGAGGATATTGAAGATTTAAAAGAGGGTCGATTACCATTCGAAAGCCTAAAGTGCTTCGTGCGAGTTTGGTGTGATATGGGAAAGCCTAATCAGAACTGATATACTGAATTTGTATGTTGTACCCCATCACAAGGAGGTTACCATGCGCCACTATATTTCTACCTTTTTTGATACTACCGCCCAAGCAAAAGCCATCCTCACCTCTGGAATTAAAAAAAAAGAAAGATTTATTCATGCAATGCTGATGGTCCTGTCTCTTTCACAATTCGCACTTGAAGTCTCATATGGTGTCACAGGAATACAAATGCTTAATTTCTGCGCTGAAATACTTGACGGATTGTATGTAGGTATTGAAAGAAGACAAAATAGGCTCTAAAAGCTCCATGAGTGGGTCAAATTTAGATTATAGGGCAAAGATGGTACGTATGTGGCACGTAGGTGATAAAGACATGTACTTACCTAGTTAACTTGGGTTTTGCCTTTTCTTG